GTCTGGAACAGCCTTGGAGGTGTAGCCCTCATTGACCGCAATGCCAACTAGGCCTGCAGCGGAGAGCACCAGGGCGGCAATGAGGGAGCGGTTGTTGTCTGACATGCCGCGACTTTGCCGCGCGCGCGCGATGGTCAATAACTAAAGCGCTTTAGTTATTGAAGCGGGAATGCCGCCCTTACGCTCAATGCATCTGTCTATCACCACCAAAAGGAACGCCCCATGGAAGTCGTTGAGATACCTGGCTCAGGACGCAATTTACGACCGCAGGCGGTGGTGTTGCTTAACCCTGCGAGCGGGCAGCCCGTAGTGCCAAGTGTCGTGGACTCCACAGGCTCTTGCGTCAATCCTGATTCGTGGAGTCACGTATACGGATACGACGCCAGCAACCAAATGATTACCGACACGGGAACTGACGGCGTGGGAATTTGGGTCAAGACCTTTAGTTACACCGCAGGCAATTTGACCGGCGAAACCAAGTGGGTGCGGCAATGAGCGGCTTGACTCTTGCCCGCGCGATTGCGCTGGGCTTTTCTCGGCTTACGGGTAGCCAGCGTGCTGCCGGCGCCACCGCGGTTTTGGCGGTTACCACTTCAAAGGCGCTGGTGTTCCCTGATGGTTCGGCACTTCAAACTACAGTTATCAACGACATCGGAGAAGCCGGCAAGGCGGGTGCTGGGGTTGGTGTTTGTCCAGCTTTGCCCGCTGGCTATACACCGATGATGGGCTACACCAGCCCGCTATCAGACAACTACGGGAACTATCAATACTCCGATGGATCAGTTGAGGTCTGGATACCGGCGTTTTACTTTCGTCTGGGGCACGCAAGCAGCCCTCAGTACGGAAGATTTGGTGCAAATGCAATAGACATCAAAAGCATCAGTGAATTTACAGACGAAGTCACAGCCAACGCCAACGGCTACTACTTGCACCGCGCATTCGTGAATGCGGGCACCAACCAGCTTGGATTTTTCCGGGACAAATACGATTGCTCTCTCAACGGCACCATTGCCAGCAGCATCAGGAATGCTATGCCCATGGTGTCCGGGCCGGGCGCCGGGCAGATCGGATTCACTGGATGCACAGCCAACGGCCAGGCGCCTGCCAATGCCTACTACGGCAGCATGCAAGCAGCCAAGTCACGCAGCGCAAAGCACTTTCCAGAAAGTGTATTTATTGCCGACGCATTGGCGCGGATTGGTGAGTGGATCGGACAATCGGCAACAAGCTCCACCTATTGCGCCTGGTTTGACGCTGCAGGCACTACCAATTTCGTCAAAGGCTGCAACAACAACGCCCTGAAAGACGCCAACGACACCACGGTGACTTATGTCACCGCAGGCGCAGCCAGCCAGCCCAACATGGCCCTGACCGGATCGGGCAGCCCCTTTGCCAAGACCACGCACAACGGGCAGGCCTGCGGAATTGCCGATACCAACGGCAACATCTACAAAATCAACCCCGGCATGACCTGCATTGCCACCAGCAAGGCCATCACTGCAGCCACCCAGGCGAACCCGGTAGCCGTCACCAGCGCAGCCCACGGATATGTCACTGGGCAGGTGATACAGATCATTAGCGTGGTTGGCATGACGCAAATCAACGACCGGTTTTATACCGTCACGGTAGTGGACGCCAACACGTTCACCCTGGATGGCGTCAACGGCACTGGGTACACGGCCTACACCTCGGGCGGCTCTGCAAAAACTGGCGTGTTTTACACGCTCAAACCCAGCGTTGACATTGCAGCCGTCACCAGCGGCACAAGCCTGGCCACTGACCACTGGGGGGCTACGGGAGTAGCTGCCCAGTTCGATATGGTCATGATGAACTTCAACACCACAGCAGCAAGCAACGGCAACAGCACCAAGTTCGGCAATGGCACCAACGCCGTGTTTGACATGGCCACCAGCAACGGCCGCGCCCTGGCCATGATGGGCATGCCCGCAGCGGGCGGCACCAGTAGCGCAGGCACCAACGCCTTTGGCTCCGATGAGTTGCATCAGTACATCCAGGATCAGCTCTGTGTGTTTTCTCGTGGCAATTGGGGCGGCGGCAGCAGCGCCGGGGTTCGCAATCGCTCTCTGACCAGCGCTCGCTACAACGCGCCCAGCAACGTGGGCTTTGCCTGCGCCTCGTACTTGCCTTGAGGCCTTGAGGCCTTGAGCGATAGCGATTAGGCACCCCACACCATGGCACAACAAAAATCTATCCACGCCGAGGCTGGCATGCACCGCAAGCTGGTTTTGTTTGCAGTGCAGTTAGAGGGCTACCTGGCCCACTTTCCGCACTGCCATAAATACGCGCTGACCAACAGCATTCGGCTGGCGTATCTGGATGTGTACAACCTGGTGACTGAGGCGCAAAAGCGCTATCACAAGAAAACAACGTTGACCCAGCTCGACGTGCGCCACGAGCAGCTTCGCATGATGATCCACCTGGCCCACGAGTTGGGCTTGTTTGGGTTCAGTGCGGGCAAGCGCGATGCACGGGCACCTGGCGACCACCGGTTCTTGACCATCTTAAAAATGGTGGACGAACTGGGCCGCATGATTGGCGGCTGGGTCAACTCAGAAATTCAAGGGCGCGAGCCCGCGAATGCGGTGGTGGCTTGACATGCTCTGTGTGATTTCTCGTGGCAATTGGAACAACGGCAGCAACGCCGGGGTTCGCAATCGCAATCTGAACAACGCTCGCAACAACGCGAACAACAACGTGGGCTTTGCCTGCGACTCTATGCCAGATACGCCTCAAGCAGCGTGTGCTGATTGGCAAAGAGGGAGCCACCGTCGTGCTTTACGGCGAAATGTTTGGCTGCAATACCCTTTGGTAGCCAGCGCGGACCGTGTTGCCCGCCTTGCGAAAACTGGTGTTGTGGCACCTTTTGCGAGGGTTGCCACATGAAACGCTATGGCAACCTGTACCCGCTGATCTGCACCACGGATGCGCTGCTGCAAGCCTACCGGCGTGCCAGCGAAGGCAAGCGCAGCCACCGGGCCTGCTTTGAGTTTGGCCGCAACCTGGGCGAGAACCTGGCCCTGCTGCAGCACGAGCTGGCCACACACAACTATGTGCCGCGCACTTGCAACAGCTTTTGGGTGACTGATGGACGCAAGCCGCGCCTGATCGAGGCCCCGGCGTTCCGAGACCTGGTGGTGCAGCACGCGGCCTATGCCGTGCTGGCCCCGATCTTTGAGCGCCGCTACATTGCCACCAGCTTTGCCTGCCGGGTGGGCAAAGGCACCCACCACGCTGCCGACTGGCTGCAAGCGGCCATGCGGGCCGCGCCGCGTGACTCCTGGGTGCTGCATGTGGATGTGCGCAAATTCTTTTACAGCATCGACCGCGATGTACTGCAGGCCCTGCTGGCCAAGGTTATCAAGTGCAACGACATGCTGCACCTGCTGGGGCAGTTTGCCGAGCGTGACAGCGCCGTAGGCGTGCCCATTGGCAACCTGATGAGCCAGACGTTTGCCAACGTGTACCTCAACAGCCTTGACCACCATTGCAAGCGCACGCTGAAAGTGGCGCAGTACGCCCGCTACATGGATGACAGCATCATGCTGGCACCGATCCGCAGCGTGGGCATGCAGTGGCTACACAGCATCCGCACGCACCTGGCGCTGCTGGGCCTGGAGATCAGCCACTACAGCCTGCACCCAATGAAGCGCGGCGCCAACTTTGTGGGCTTTAGGACCTGGGCCACGGCCCGGTTTGTGCGGCCCCACGTCATCAGCGCCCTGCGTGCGGATGCCCGCAAAGGGCGCATCGCCGGTGTCGTATCGCGCCTAGGGCATGCCCGGCGCACCTGTTCGTTCAACCCGCTTATTAACTTCTTGAAGGAAAAGCACCATGACCTCTATCGTCGCTTACCAAAAAGTCTCAACACCCCACACCACCATCACACTGCGCTTGCCTGACAACCAGGGCGTGGACGATGCATTGCGGTGCACCGAGCTGTGCACGCTGGATGACGGCACCACCTATGTGGCGCTGCCTGATGGCGTGGACCTGCCCGAGCAGCCGCCCGAGTTGGCGGTGACCACCGTGGTGTTGACCGATGTGCTGAAGGACCAGATTCGTGCAGCCAGCCCGCATGTAGCGCTGATTGCAGAGCGCATGGTGCACAAGATCAGGGCCGCCTACACCATTGATGATGAGATGTACTTTGCGCGAATTGGCGTGGGTGCTGCGACCGGCATGTACACGCCCGCCGCATCGGAGCTGGAGCAAATGCAGGCCTTTGGCGAGTTTGTCGAAGGCGTGCGGGCTTGGGGGCGAGGTGAGCGTAAAAACATTGGGCTGTAAGTTATGACACCCCTATCTGTCTGGTTGATGCTTTGGCACTGGAACTGGGAGTGGTGGAAATGATCTTCGCACTACGCTGGCTCGCCATCGGCTTCGCTTCATCACTGATCGTTGACATGCTGCTCGATCCGCCCGCACTGATAACGGTCTTTTGCGGCGTGCTCGCCGGTTTCGTAGTGGGGGTCATAACCATGCTGGCCGGGGATTGGTTCGAGGCGCTGCTGAGCCGGTTTAATGACGATGAGCATAGTCGAGATGACACCAAATAACTAAAGCTCTTTAGTTACCGCAGCAAAGCCCAAGCAACGAGACTGAGGCTTCATATCGATCAACCCCCACCACAGCATCACCATGAAACCAACCGTAGGCCGCATTGTTTTGTTCCACCCCGTGCCCGAGGTCACCATGGCCGCCATCGTGGCCCATGTGCACTCCGACACCATGGTCAACCTGGCCGTGTTTGACGGCAATGGCAAGAGCTATGGCCAGACATCGGTGCAACTGGTAGCCCCGGGGCAGGCGAAGCCGGAGTTTGGTTTTTATTGCGAGTGGATGCCTCACCAGGTGGAGCAGGCAGACAAGGCGGACAGCGAGCGCGGCGCGATCACCATCAGCAATGCGGCAGCGCAAGCGCTGGACCGCATCATCCTGAAGCTGGACGAAAAGATTGCGGCTGAAGAGTAATCAGCCATGAACCACCCAACTGACACAGCCCTTGAAGCCAAGATTGTGGCCCTGCTGCACAAGTGGGGTAACGATGCAGGCCGACGCATGGTAGACGCCCAGCATGAAAAAGACCCCATGGGCAAGCGGCTAATAGAGCACGGGGCAGTTTGCCTGTTTAATTGCTGTCTGGACGTGCGCCGCGTGTTGGGACTAGGGTTTCCCGAGGGGGATGTAACGAGTGATCTCCCCCCGCAAGTAGTCGACCAGGATCGCAAAGGTCCATGATGCCATTGGCTTTATGACGTTGTCTTTGGCCTTGTTCCAAAGCGTGTCATCAACAATGGACTGCGCGAAGTCATGCCCAGCCCAGGTTAACCGCCAAATGATGGCGGTCTTGGGTTTGTGTTGAATCACATTGATACTCGCCTCAATGAGACCGGCCTCCTGCAGCAGCAGCGCATGCTCGCAAAAAGTGTCCGCATCCACCCCGTCTAGCTTGGCGATGTGCGAATGAGCGTCCCGCACCGCCAGAATGATCTGGCGGACCAAGTCCATGTCGCGTTGCATATTCAACTTCCTTCCTGGTTAAAACCCTTCAAGCCAAACAGGCCCTGGCCACCGCAAACCGTGCGTAGGCAGCTATCAAATGCATAGTGGCTAACACCCCGCCGCCCGCCGCGCATCCAGCACCATGCGGCGCACCTGCTGCAACTCATTGGGGTCCAGCTGCACCACCAGGCCGGTACCAAACTCCACGCGCATAAAGTCCAGCACCTGCGCGCGCGCCGGTTTCGGCAGCGGGCGCATCAGGGCCAGCAAGGCCTTTTGTGCAGGGGTAATGTCTGCCGCCGGTTGACCGCGCTGGCGGTAGTGCGCTGGCGGCGCAGGAGGCGCTTGCAGCGCAAACGATGCGGCTTCGATGTGGGTGTGGTGGTGATCGTGCTGGTGGTGGTTGTATTGGTTGACCGTGTTGTGGTTGCCGTGGATCTGAATGGCCCCATGGCCCGTGCTTATCTGGTTGTTCTCATCCCTCATCGCCTCTTTGCTCCCTTGGTTAATTTACTTTCTGGTGCGTGACAGCACCGTGTTTCCTGAGCCAACCACCTGAACCGCACCTGGCGTGCTGGCGCGCTGTGTGATGTGGCTGAAAGTTGTGCCGAGTTCCTTCTTCTCGCGCTTCGGGCTGTTTGCTGCTGTGGCACTGATCTGGCGGATGCGCTCGCGCCCATCGCTGTTGGCCTGGCGGTAGTGGGCTAGCAGCTCTTCTTCGTCAGGGCGCAGGCTGGGGGCGACGCCGCCCGCCTGCCCGGTCAGGATCACATTGATGTCGGCCCCGAAGGCCTCGCGCATGCGCAGCAGACCAGAGCCATCGGGCAAGCGTTCGCCACCTTCCCATCGCGACACCGTATTGCGGTTCACACCCAGGCGTTCGGCGAACTCGGATTGCTTCATCGCACCCCGCAAGGCAGCAATGCGCGCACCCACCTCAAAAAATATTTCTTCAGCCACGACAAATAATCTTGTAAATGCTCCGAATGTGGAGCACAATTCACATATCGATTTAAAACCAATCAATTCGACAACCACCACAAGGACACGCCATGTCAATCGTGATTGATACCCAGAGAGCCAATGACATCAAGCAGCGGCTCTACCAACAAAAACTAACCGTCAAGCAATGGGCAGCCAACCATGGCTACCAGTACCACACCGTCAGCAACGTGCTGCGCGGTGTCAACAAAGCCACCTTTGGCGCCGGGCGCGAAGTGGCCGAAAAACTCATTCGCCTCTGATCCCTTAACTCCCGAAAGACCCCATGCACACCACCCGACAACCCTTCTGGCTGACCGTACCCACCGAAGCGCTCAGAACGCCCCCCGCCATAGCGCTCATCGAGCAACTGATGGCTGCCAGCGTGCGCAAAAGCGGCAAACACCTTATGAGCCGCCGTCAGGCCGAGCAGATTGTTCAGATGCAAGTTGCCGCAGGCTGGAACCCAGCTCCCGGTACAACTGGCGTGCAGACTCCAGCAGCGCGGGCGAATCAGCCGAGTCCGTTGGCTCCAGCGTACCCGACTCCAACTGGTCGCACTGCAACGCATCGTGCTCCAGCACCGCCAGCAAACCACCCGCTGCCTGCGGGCTGCTATACGCCAACTGCAGGGCCACATGACGCAAAGCTGCGTGCACTGAATTGGCCCAGTCGTCCACTGCTTCGACTCTGGCGCGCAGTTCGGCAATTTCTTGCCGCAAAGATTGCTCGCTCATAAATACCTCCGTAAAGGAAAAACACCATGCACCCCGAACAGATCAAGGCCGCGATCCGCATGACTGGCACCACGCCCGCCTACATAGCCAATGCCCTGGGCGTCAGCCGCACCTGCGTCAGCCACGTCATCCACAGCCGTGGCATCAGCGCCCCAGTGGCCCGGCGCATTGCGCAAGTCACCGGCATCCCCGTTGCCACGCTGTGGCCCGGCAAATACCAGCGGCTGGCCTGAACCCCTTTGCGCCCCTATAGGTCGTTCACCAAATTAACCCAACTTTAACCGCTCTATGAACCAGCAAGACACTGCCTGCGCCGTGGACAAACTGTGCCACTGCAAAAGCCATTTGCCTATGGCGAAACCGGTTTTTTGTTTGGAAGCCCAAGAGCAGATAACAAGCGGAGGGCTTCCAAAATGAAAGCTTGCGAACCCAATGAATTTGTGGCAGCAATATCCGCTTGCCTTGAACACGCGCGAACCGAGCTGCTCCGCAACACTGGCGAGGTTGCCGACGCTATGGCGGGGCCGACCAGAGACGCTGTCTATAAGTGGTCGCAATCAGGTCGCATGCCTATCGTAGAAGTGCCTGCATTTGAGCGTGCCTGTGGGGCGTTCTTTGTCAGCAAACAGCTTGCTGCTGCCAGCGGGCACTTGATTGTGAAGGTTCCTACTGATGCAGGTCCTGGCCAGTTGGACTTTGCTCGCCTCCAGTTTCAGGTTGCAAAGGCCTTGCTTGCAGGCGCTGCGGCACAGGTTGACAAGTCGCAGAGGCAGGAAGCCGCACGGTCCATCACGCACGCCATCGAAGCACTGGTGGCCATGCGCACACAGCTCGAAAGGGGCTTGAAATGACACGCCGCAACTGGAAGCAGGCGCGCCCCAACAGCGCCATCGACGCCCTGCGCCTGTGCAAGGAATACGCACAGGAGAAAAAGAACCTGTCCATCGAGCGCATTGCCGACCGCATGGGCGTGACGCATGACAGCCTTTACAAGTGGCTGGCAGCAGGGCGCCTGCCCTTTATCCTGCTGCCCGCCTTTGAGCACACCTGCGGTTGCCACTTTGCATCCGAGTTTGCCGTGGCCAGCGCGGGCAAGGTGGTTATCAGCATCCCCACCGGGCGCGCTGTCACCCAAGGCGACCTGGTGGAGCTGAACGCCTGCTTTGGTGCCGCCTTGCAGCTGCTGGCCGACTTCTACAGCGCCCCCGGCAAGGCCGATGCCACCGAGACTCTGGCCGCGCTGACCAACCACCTGCAGCAGGTGGCCTGGCACCACGCCAACGTGGGCACCTTTGCCAACCCTGAATTGGAGTTTTGAGCATGGCCACCGAGACCACCTACAAGCTGCCTGAGCCCATCCGCAAGACCAACGATCTGTACCTGCTGCTGGCTGGCAATGAATTGCTGGGCCTGGCACCTGGGGAGATTGCCAAGGGCCTGAATGTGTCGCCCTCCTGGGTGAGCGTGACTCTCCCCGCACTGGCCGCCAACGGTGGTTTTGTTGAGCAGGTGGAGGGCACCAACCGCTGGCGCCTGGGTGTGCCCTTTGTGCGCATCAGCATGACGGTTTCTGTCAATTTGGGTGCTGCCAAGCGCCGCCTGGACGAAATTAGCAACCGCTACCAGGTGGCTCTGTGACTGTAGCAAAACTCTTTTCAGTTTCAGTGGCACCACCAGGACAGCCGCAGTTGGCCATCGTCATACCGGATATCGAGTGCGATGAGAGTCAGGCGCTCGCCAGCGCTGGAACCTGGGCACTTGAATCCATTCACGCATTGAGCAAGGTAATGCCTGCCCAGTGGGTGAGGCAAATAGTTTCTCAAACCGAAGTCGAAGACATCAAGGAAAAAACATGAAAGCCGGACGTAAACCAACACCCACCGCTACCGCACTGAACCTGCCCATGAACGAGCAGGCCATTAAAGATGACGTGCAGTCATTGAACCAACTTGCCCTGGTCACTGCCCAGCACGACAGCGCCGTGCGCGCCGTTGCCCTGCAAATGGGCTACCAACTGCCAGCGGACTGCACGGACCCCGATCTGATCCAGCGTGACATCAGCATCAACATGCGGCGCAGCGTAGAGGCCTGCCTTGAAGTGGGCAAAGGGTTGCGGGTTCTGAAAGAGGCTTGCGGCCATGGCAACTTTATGGCTCGGATTGACGTGTTGGGGATCGATGTGCATGTCGCATCTCGCTTCGTGTCAGCAGCAGTCAAGTTTTCAAATTTGCGTACGTACGCAAATTTGACCAATGGAATAACGACGCAAAACAAGCTCTTTGAAATGATTGCTCTTGATGGCGATCAACTTGAAGAACTTGAGCTGACCGGCCAAACAGGTGAGCTGGCATTGGATGATGTGGCGACCATGTCGGTGAAGGAACTGCGCCATGCCGTGCGCGAAGCCCGCGCCGATAAGGAGGCCGGTGACAAGCTCCTGGCTGACAAGAACGCCAAGATCGACAAGCTCAGCCGCCACATCAATAAGGCCACCCCCGACCAGGTGCTGCTGGAGATTCAAAAAGAAGCCACCGCCCTGATGAACGACGCCCTGGGCTGCGTGCGCGGGCAGATACGCCAGGCATTCACTGCCATAAAAAACCACACCGAGGATGACCACAGCGTCTTCATGGCGGGCCTGCTGGGCCAGCTGCAGGCCGATGTAACGGCGCTGCGCGAAGAGTTCAACCTGCCCGATGTCAGCAACGCAGCAGACCAGGAGTTGGCATCCGAAGTGGCCCAGTGGGCGAAGTAAGCCCCCAAGCCTAAACCTCCATGGCCCTCAACCCCGCAATCGTGGCGCGCCTGGTGCAACTGGTGCAAGCCATAGCCAGTGCCCCGCGCGGCACCAAGCAAGCGCTCTATGACGCAGCTGGTGCAGAACTGGGAATGAGCGCCGCCACCCTTCACCGCCACCTCGGAAAAGTCACTGTGAAACCCCAACGCAAACAACGCAGCGACGCGGGCGACGTGCTGCTCACCCGCGAAGAAGCCATCGCCATCAGCGCCATGCTGATGAGCAGCCACCGCAAAACCGCCAAGCGCCTGCTCAGCATCGGCCAGGCGGTGGACATCATGCGCGCCAATGGCGAGGTGCGTGCCGAAGTCCTGGACGCAGAGACCGGTGAGATCCGGCGCCTGAGCGATTCGGCCATATCCCGCGCACTGCGCTCCTACAGCCTGCACCCAGACCAGCTCAACCGCCCGGCCCCGGCAGTGGAGCTCAAGAGCCTGCACCCCAACCATGTGTGGCAGATTGATGCCAGCTTGTGCGTGCTGTACTACCTGAACGCCCGCACCCAGAAGGAAAGCGGACTGCAGGTGATGGACCGGGACAAGTTCTACAAGAACAAGCCCTCCAACCTCAAGCGCATCGAAGCCGATCGCGTCTGGTCATATGAGGTGACCGACCACAACAGCGGTGCCATCTTCGTGAATTACGTGATGGGCGCCGAGTCCGGCACCAACCTGGCCGAGAGCTTTATTGGTGCCATCCAGAAACGCGACGGTGACCCCATGCACGGCGTGCCCTTCATCCTGATGATGGACATGGGCAGCGCCAACACCAGCGGCCTGTTTGGCAACCTGGCACGGCGCCTGCAGGTGCAGTTGATTGCCCACAGCCCCGGCAATGCCCGCGCCACTGGTCAGGTAGAAAAAGCCCGGGACCTGATTGAGCGCAGCTTCGAGTCCGGCCTGCGCCTGGCGCCGGTGGCTGACCTGGCCGAGCTCAACGCCCAGGCCCAGCGCTGGGCCTGCTGGTACAACGGAAACAAGGTGCACAGCCGCCATGGCAAGACCCGCTTTGACCAGTGGATGACGATTGCCCAGGAGCAGCTACGCATTGCCCCACCGCCCGAACTGTGCTTTGAGCTGCTCACCCATACACCCGAGTCGCGCAAGGTGACAGACACCTTGACGGTGAGCTTCAAGGCACGTGAGTTTGATGTCAGCACCGTGCCTGGCGTGATGATCGGCGAGAAGCTGCAGATCACCCTGAACCCCTATGTGGCAGACGCTGCCCAAGTGGTGCTCAAGGATGCTGACGGCAATGAGCTGCTGCACAGCATCCCGGTGGTGGGCCGCAACCAGGACGGTTTCCGTGAAGACGCCAACACCATTGGCGAAGACTATGGTCGCCCGGCAGACACCGTGCTGGAGACCAACCGAAAGGAGGTGGAGCGGTTTGTCTACTCTGCCGAAACTGACACCGAGGCCGCTACCAAGCGCGCTGCTGGTGCCACACCATTTGCCAGCCGCATTGACCCCTATAAGGTGATTGACCAGGCTCCACAGCGCACCTTCCTGCCCAAGCGTGGCGCAGAGCTAGCCACCAATGTCACCACCGCCAGCACACCGCTGCCGGTGCGCACCCTCACCACCTTTGAAGCGGCCCAGGCCCTGGTGGCAATGGGCATCACCATGAATGCCGAGCTGGTGTCCACCCTGCGCAGCCTGCACCCGGACGGCGTGCCCGAAGACCAGCTCGAAGCCCTGCAGGCCCGCCTGACGGTGCGCACCGGGCTGCGTGTGGTGGCAGGGGGTGGCGTATGACCGAAGCGCTCTTCGCCCGCAAGCTGACCCCAGACGCTATGCGCGTGATCCACCGCATGACCATTGAAGGCAAGACCAAAAAAGAGATGTCACAGGTTACCGGCATAGGCGCTGACACCATCAAACGCATCCGTTCCGGTCGGTATCCAAGCATGGATTCGGCTACCCGTGCAGTTTGGCAAGAGTTGTTCGGGTCTGAAGAGGCCCAGCAGGGGGGGGAAACCCCGGGGATTCGCCCCCTTGTCGATCAACCCGCTACATCCGCCGCAGCAAAGGCCTTGCTGCACCCCAAAGCGGGCTATTTCCAAATGCCCCAAAAGTTGGCCCCGACAAGTTTGCACCTTGCCGAGGCCGATCCATCCGTCCCGTTAGATGAAACAGAAAAGGAAGACTCGATGTTACTTGTATCCGAAGGCCTGAAACCAGAAACGCGAAAGCACTTCAAGCTGGCGCGCAACCCGTTTGTCGATGACGTGCAGACCCCTGCAGACGTTTTCCAGACACCCAGCGTGCGTTACGTGCGTGCCGCGCTGACCGATTGCGCCCAGCACCACGGCTTCATTGCGGTGGTGGGTGAATCAGGCGCTGGCAAGAGCACGCTGGCCGAAGACCTGCAGGAGCGCATCCGCTCCGAGGGCAAAGACATTGTGATCATCCGCCCCTATGTGCTGGGCATGGAGGGCACCGACGACCGGGGCAAGACGCTCAAGTCCACGCAGATCGCCGAGGCCATTGGCGCGGCGCTAGACCCCAATATCGTGTTGAAGCTCTCCAGCGAGGCACGTTTTCGTCAGGTGCACGAGCTGCTCAAGGCCAGTCGCAACGTGGGCCGCCGCCACCTGCTGGTCATTGAAGAGGCGCACTGCCTGCCCCTGGCCACGCTGAAACACCTGAAGCGCTTCCTGGAGCTGAAGGACGGCATGCAGCGTCTGCTGGGCATTGCGCTGATCGGTCAGCCCGAGCTGCGCCAACGCCTGACCAGCCAGAACGCCGAGGTGCGCGAGGTGGCCCAACGCTGCGAAGTGATCACCCTGGACCCGCTGGACGCCGAACTGGAGGGCTACCTGCAGCACAAGTTTGCCCGGTTTGATTTGAAACTGGCCGATGTGTTTGAGCCCGACGCCTTTGACGCCATCCGCGCCCGCCTGATCCGCATGCCGCGTGGTGGCAAGCCCACCGACGCCACCAGCGCCTGCTACCCGCTCGTGGTCAACAACCTGGTGGCGCGCTCCATGAACGCCGCCGCCCGCGCCGCCTGGCCCAAGGTGACGGCCGATGTGATTGCAGGGTGCTGAGCCATGCGGACCAACACCATGCACCCCTACCAAGTCACCGTGACCGAGGCCAATGGCAACCAGTGGACCTACGGTGGCATATATGCCGATGGCTTTGACGCTGTGGTCTGCGCCATAGAAGACTTTCCCCGTGCAAAACGCATTTCTGCCCGGAGGCTGCCATGAGCAAACCAAAATCCTGCTGCGCCCACTACGGCGTGTGCCAGCATACCGGCCCTGATGACCTGCCCACCTGTGACGAGCTGGGCTACTGCCAGCGCAACGCGGTGCGATTTCCGTTCGCACCAGGCACCATTGACTATGGTCCCACGCTGGGCACGCCGCGTGAGTGGGCCACTGAGCTGATAGCCGCATCCATTGCAGTGGCAGCCGTATTTGCAGTCATAGGCTTTGCACTGGGTTTCATCAAACTGCCGGGGTGGTTGCTGTCTC